GGCTTGTGCCCGGGTTGATCCCTCGCAGCCGCTGCCTACACAGGCGACCACTTGCCGGCTAGCCGGCGTCCACTCCCTACATGCTCAAATGACTTGGAGCACCGCGGATTTTAAGCCGCCTCACCCTCTCTTTCGGACCTTGGGAAGGTCCCCCTACCCCCTCTGAGGAGGTGGCCGCGCACACCCGCAAACGCAGGTGGCCCTCCACGGGCAAAACGCGATCTCTTGCGGAGGAGAGATCCCCAATTGTCGCCCTTATCAGGGAAGAGGTCCGCAGGGACCGTCCGTCGACACACGACACACCACGCGGAACCTACGCTAAGACCAGCGGTCAAAGGGCTCCACCACGAGAAGAACACCGTCTTCCTCCAAACAAACGGGACCAGGACTGCAGGGCAGTCTAGACTCCGCCAGGACGACCTCGCCACGCGGACGAGGAACGACAACCGGGGAACGTACTCCGAACGTAAGTTCGCAGCCACGCCACCCACCAGAGCGAGCGCGCAGAAACGCAGACGATGGTTTAACCATACAACGCTTGAAAGCGTTATAGGTTAACGGTTGACGTTCGGTCTGAAAGGACCGACCGCCCACCCACAGGTCCAACTGGACCTCCAACCTCTCCACGGACGTCGAATCAAGAGAAAGCCGATAACGACCGTCATCAAGCCCGGAGTTACGCGGCAGGACCGCATAGCCGCGGCGGCTGAGCCGCCGCTCATACTTGAAGACCTCAAGTATGCCGAGATTGAACCCGAGATCGCTCGGGCGTAGACACCACCGCGAGCGAGACTTCGCAAGGACGAAGGCACGCTCCCACAACGGACCAGCAGCCCGACAAACAGCTGCTTGGTGCACGTGACCCTGGAGGTCACGTGTACCACCCCCCCTCCTGAGGTGCTTCACCTCTCTCCACCTTCCACGTGAATCCTTAAGGAAACACGTGGAATTAATCTCCGCGACCGACCGAAAGCGGCCGGTTTTGGACTCATTAATGATCGCCCAGTCGGGGTAATCATTGTTGAGAACGGGGCGAGGGCTGCTTATAAGGCAGTCATCCCCGTTGATTAAAATCCTAGCTTGAGTACCGCGGACGGCCCAACGGGCCGCCACGTAGGACTGCAAGCAAAGGAGAGGAAAAGAGAGGTAAGTGCCCATCATCTGTCCGTGGGAGACTTGGGAGTCTCCCACGAACGGATAAAGGGAATCCACAGCGTCCTGGCGCACAAGACCAGGAACCTTCTCACAGCGCGACAGGATCGCGCAAAGGATTGTATCGGCCACATCCAACCTAAGGTTGTCTGAGGCTCCAACGAGATCAATCGAGGTCTGCCAGTCGAACTGACAAACCCGATCGATATCGGTTGCGGTAGGCGGGCCTACCAGCAACCAATCCTTTCTCCCCAAGTACGAGTAGAGGCACTCGTGCAAGGGTCCCAGGGTATCCCAACGGTAAGTCGGAATACCCATAGGCCTCAACTTCCCAGCGGAAGGAACCTCCTTGTAACGGAGATTCCAACCGCCCACCCCCTTGGGAAGGGGACCACCCGCCCGGACCCTGGCCTGAAAAGACTCATAAGAGCTCGAAGACCAGAATTCGGAAGAAAAGCCACGATCGTAACGGGACGATCGTTTGGGAAAGAAGCTATGACAGAAGTCAAAATAGCGACGATCCCAACCCAGGGGGAGGACCTCCCGAACAACCTTGCGTGCGAACGCAAGATATTCGGGGGAAGAGGAGGAGGGAGAGGGGTTGCAGGCCCTGGAAAACCAGGACGAGCGGACGGAGGGAGGGGGATGGCGGGAGCAAACGGCAGAAGGGAGGCCCTTCTTAATGGAACTGACGCTGTGCGCCAGTTCCCACCGTTGCCGACGTCCGAGGCGGAGAAGGAGAGGGAAGCCCTCTCCATCCCAGCCGCGCTGGACGCGGGGGAAAGGAACGGAGACCCGGCTGGACCGGGGGGAGAGAAGAAAGAGGAGATACTTGCCAAGATCGGCGGGTTTGAGGTCCGGTAACTCGCCTTTCCCAAGGGAAAAGCGCATCCGAACAAGCCTCAGACCAGACCGAATGGTCTCCTCAGTACTCACCGCAAGAAAGCGGCAAGTACAGCGAACCCTACAACCGCTGGCGGTTTCACGTGGGGCAAGCCGCGACGCGCACAGGGGTGCGGTCGTCATATTCCGAAAGAAACGAATATGAGCGGGATCCAAGAGCGGATC